TCAGCCGCACGGCGCGCAGCTCGACCGTCTCCTCGACCTCCGACATCGCCCCGAGGTCGCCGACGCCCTCGAAGGTCAACCCGGCCCAGGTGAGCGGGCCGAGCCCGGTCCAGACCCGGAAGGGGCCAGTGGCGAAGTTGAGCTCGCACAGCACCACGGGCGCCACCACCGGCGCGGTGGCCGCGGCGGCGGCTTGCAGAGTGAGGCGCGGCGTCGCCCAGACCGCGCGATCGCCGTCGGTCACGGCAGCGCCTCCTCGAAGCGGCAGGTGATGGCGGTGAAGCGGCCGGGCCGGGTCGGATTGGCAGCCTCGTCGTCGGAGACGAGGCGCATCGGCACGGTGGCGTTCGTCAGCACCAGCGGCTCGCCGATCGGCGCCGCGGCGCGCAGCGGCGGCGCGACCGGGATGTTGGCGGTGCCCGTGCCGGAGGCGGTCACCCGCTCGGTCGCCATGTAGAGCCGGCCGGCGATGCCGATGTGGTCGCCAGCCCCGACCGCCACCGCGTTCGGATACCAGCCCTGGGTCTGGATGGAGAGCGCACCCCTTGGCGCGCCGGCGGCGAAGGCCGGCGTGCCGGAGCCGACCACCAGTCCTGTGCCGTCGGTGAAGATCGTCCCGTCGTCAAAGGAGAACGGTCCCGAGGGCACGTCGCCCTGGCTCCTCGGATCACCCGTGCGGTACTCCCGGCGGAAGTCGCGCAGGCGGACGGTGTTCACCGAGCCGGCGAGTGCCGCGAGCAGCCCCTCCAGCACGCCGGCGAGGCGGGCGTTCAGCGGGTCGAAGGTGAGCTCGGCCACCCAGCGCGCGCCCTCGCGGCGGAGCACCTGCGCCTGGCGGGTGACCGGCGAGACGAAGCGGAGCGTGTTGTGCTGCAGATAGAAGATCTGCCGCGAGGGGCGCAGCTCGGCCGGCCAGGCGTATTCGGTCATGCCTCACCCCCGAACCGTGTCGTAGGCCGCGCCGCCGCGACGGATCGCATCCAGCGTCATCGCCGAGGCCTGCCGGGCGATCTGCCCGGACAGCAGCCGCAGCCGCGCCTCCACGCCCGCGTCGGCGCCGCGCGCGTCAATGGCGATGCTGGTGTGGATCGTGGTGCCGCCTGGGGCGGCGCCGTTCGGCAGCACCGTCCCGCTCTGGCGCGGCACAAACCACTCCGGCCCGCGCTCGCCGACGACGTAGGGTTTTCCTGAGTCGACCGGTCCGCCCTCGGCGCGGAACAGGCCACCGAGCCAGGAGCCCATGCCGCTGAACATGCTGTCGAGCGAGAAGCCGGACAGCGCGGAGGAGACCGCGTTGCCGAGCGGCTCGGTGATGGTGCGGCGGGCGATGACGCGGGCGATGTCCTGCAGCAGGCCCTGCATGACCTTCGACAGCCGCTCGCCGCGCACGATCGCGTCCTCGAAGGCGCTGCTGAAGCTGAGCCCGAGCTCGCGCACCGTATCCGAGGTCCGCTCCGCCCCCTCCGCGATCCGTCGCTCCGCACGCTCGAGGTCCTCCATGGCGCGCTCGGCCTCGCGCTGCACCGTGGCGTCCGGCACGGGCCGGCCGATCCGCTCCGAGCGCTGCACCAGGTCGGACAGCCGCTCCAGCCGGCGCCCGTAGCGCTCGTAGGCGGTCTCGTTGTCGGCGATCAGCCGCTCGCGCTCGCGGAGGATCTCGTTGACCTCGCGCTCGGCGTCCCGCGCCTCCCGCGCCCCCTCGTTGCTGGCACGCCGTACGGCGGCGACGCGGGGCTCGAGCCGGCGCAGCGCCTCATCGCGCTCCTGAGTGGCCAGGGTCTCGAGGCGGGTGCGTTCGGCGGCGGTGACGCCACCGGCGGCCTCCGCCTCGCGCAGCCGGCGCAGGCGCTCCTGATACTCGCGCTCAATACGGAAGCGGTCGTCGAGGTCCTTGGTGAGGTCGAGCACGTCCTGCGCCGTGCGGCGCCGGCGGGCGTCGGCTGCCTGCTGGCCGGCGCGCTCCCCCTCCTCGATGCGGCGCGCCGTCGCGGCCCGCTCAGCGGCGCCCACCTCCGCGAGCAGACCGAAATACTGCTGCCGCAGTTCCTCCAGGCGCTGCGCCGGATCCACCCCGGCCTGCTGCTGCGCGGCGCCGACCAGGCCTGGGCGGATGCTGCCGCGCCGGGGCTGCACGCGGAGGCTCGGGCGGCCGTCCGCCTCCGTCTCCAGCCGCCCGATCTGATTCGCCAGCGCCTGCAGTTGCCGGCGCTGCTCGGCCAGGCGCTCCGTGTCAGTGAGCAGGCCGGCACCCTGGCGGACGCCGTCCAGGGCGCGGGCGGCGCCGGACAGCGCCCGGGCCAGGCCGTTGGACAGGCCGATGGCGCGGTCAAGCTGGCCGAGGAAGGCGTCCGTCGCCGCCGAGAGTTGGCCCATGGCGCGGCTGAGCGAGAGCGGCGCTTTGTCGAGCTCGGCCCCGACCCGCTCGGCGGCACGCAGCAGGGCCGGGAACACCCGCTCGGCAGTGAGCTTGCCCTCCGAGCCGAGCTTGCGCAGCTCGCCGATCGAGACACCGAGCTCCCGCGCCAAGCCCTCGGCCAGCAGCGGCATGGCTTCGAGCACGGAGCGGAGTTCGTCGCCCTGCAGCACGCCCGAGGCCAGCGCCTGGGCCAGCTGGAGCGTGGCCGAGGAGATCTCCCCCGTCGAGGCGCCGGAAACGACGGCGACGCGCTGCAGGCCGGCCACCAGCCGGGCCACCTGATCCGAGGTGGCGCCGATCGCGCGCGCGGCGATCGAGAAGCGCTGGAAGGCGTCGACGCTCTCCGAAACTGCGACGCCCGTCGAGAGCGCGTTCCGGTACAGCGCCTCGTAAACCGCACCGGCCCGCTCCACCGAGCCGGTGGCGTTCTGCAGGCGGGAGAGGCTCTGGGTGAGCGCGTCGCCGGCCTGGACCAGCGCGCGGGCGGCGACCGCGACGCCGGCGAGTTGGATGCCGCGGGCGGCGACGTCCAGCAGCTCGAGGGAGCGGGAGGCGCGCTCGGCGCCGCCCTTGATCTGGTCGAGCGAGCGCTGGCCGCTCTCGCCGACCTCGCGCAGCCCGGCCTTGACCCGGGCAGCGTCGTCCAGCGAGAGGCGCACCGAGACGCGGCGGGTGGCGTCGGCCATGTCAGCTCGTCTCCCCGTCGCGGCAGGCGGTGGCGCCCTCGGCCATGCCGATGCGGATGGCGAGCAGCAGTTCGGCGGCGGCCCAGCCGGACGCACCAAGCTCGCGCGCCGCTGCCAGCGCTCCGGCGGTGTCGAGCGTCAGGCCGGGCATCGTCGCCTCGGCGCAGGCAGTCCCTGCGGCCCAGCAGGCGTGGCCCTCAAGGCTCACGGGGGCATGCGCGGCGTAGGGGCACTCAGCGCCGCAGTCGCGCGCGAGTGCCGTGCAGCCGCGGCAGTATTCGGGCCCGCGGCCGAAGTGCCAGGCGGCGCGGACCCTCAGGCGTTTCCCTCGGCGGCCACCGCGGCGACGGGCGCTGTGGCGCGATCCCAGAAGGCGGCGGCGATGTCGTCGAGGTCCATCAGGCGCTCGACCGCCTCGGCAGAGAGCGGCAGTCGATTGCCGGCGGCGTCGCCGATGCCCTCCCAGGCGGTGACGGCATGCCGGGCGAGCGCCTTGACCAGAAAGGCGAAGGCCACGCCGCGCGACACGTCGGGGTCGAGGTCCGGGTCGGCGATCCGGATCGCCGCAAGGCGGCGCGACGCCGCGGCCTGCGCCGCAGCCATGACGGCAGTGGTCACCGGACGGATCTCCACGCGCACGCCGCGCGGGAGGTCGAGCCAGTACGGCTCTACGGGGAGGTCGAGGGTGAGCATGTTGTTCCTCCGGTTGGGCCAAGTGCTAGGTGCGGCTGCGCGTCCGTGCTCGGCCGACTTGCCGCTGTGCTGCCTGCCCGACCTGGGCGCGGCTGTCGGCGGCGGCGCTGCTGCACGAATCTGAGGGTCAGGCTCCGCGATTCCACGGCCGGGCCTGAGCGGCTGCTCAGGTCCCGCGGACGAGCCAGATCAGATGTTCGCGGCGTCCTGCGTTACACTTCGAACGCGAGTGGATTACGGCCAACCCCGCGCGTCCGCACGAACGCCAGACGGTATCATACCCTTTCGTTCTTCCCGGCGTCGCCGTGATGCGCGCCGAGGCGGTCCAGGATGCCGAGCAGCACGGCGCCGACCAGGAACACCACGTGGATGACCACCCGCCAGAAGACAGCGGTGTCGTTCTGGACGTCCGCCTGGAGGAACACCTGCAGCAGGTGGATCGAGGAGATCGCCACCATGGCCGTCGCCACCTTGATCTTTAGGTTGCCGTGGTCGGTGCGTGAGACCCAACGCATCTGCTGCTGGTCGGCCTCGCCCTGCAGCCGGTCCACCAAGCTGTCGTAGGAGGAAAGCGCCACCATCACGACGAGCGAGGCGACCAGGGCGCTGTCGAGCAAGTGCAGCACGTCAATGAGCAGGTCCGCCTCACTCTTCTCCCACAGCTGCGTAGTCAGTTCCCAGAGCTTGCCCACGAACCGCACTGCGAAGAGGGCCAAACCCCACACAAGACCTAGGAAGAAGACGATTAGCAGAAAACGGCCGGCGAGGATGGCCTTGGCGAGTGCGGGCAGCATGGCTGATCCTCGAAGGGAGTGGTGGGATGTCGTGCATGATGGTCGAGAGTTCCGGTGTTCGGGCGTCCGTCCTCACGCATCCTCGCGCATGCGGTCGGCGTCTGCGGCAGCGCGCGGGTCTCCATCCCCAGTCACCTCGTCCCAGTCGTAGCCGAGACCGCTGGCGAGCCCCCTCAGCGCGCCCTCCCACCGGGAGCGATGTTCCAGGTAGGCGCTCGCGGCTGCTGCCTCATTGGGGCGCTGAGCGATGCCGACCTTCGCAAGCCGAGAGCGCGTCCGTTCGATTCGGCCCTCAAGGTGCGTGCGTCCACAGCCGGGCGACGCTGCGACTGGTGCAGGGGCCGATTCATGCAAGCGAAGCGAGGCGGCGACCTCTCGCATGGCGTGGAAGGCCGTCTCCTCCAACGTAATGAGCGCCGGGTGGTCGCAAGCCTCCGAGTAGCGGTCCGGGTCAGGGAAGGCGCGGAGCACCGCGCCGGTCTCCAGAGCGAGGAACAGCATACGCGGCAGCCCGTCATGCACCTCGATGGGGTGGAAGTACTGCGTCACCGGATGCTCAACATGGCTCTCCAGCACCGCCTGGAGGTCATGAGCGGCCTGCGAAAGCACCTCGTCGAGCCCGACAAAGCGCCCGTCCATGTGGCGGCGTGCCAGCAGTGCAGCCGCGGCGTCGGGACCGCGCCCGGCTTCGTGAAACAGGGCAAGCGCTGCGGCTCGCCGCCGCTCCAGCGCGCCGTTGACGGTCAGGAAGTAGGCGACCGTCAGCGGAATGGCGATGAAGCCGGTTCCAGACTGCGCGAGAGCAATCAGGCGCACCGGCATGGCGCGCGGCACGATGTCGCCATAGCCGAGCGTGGTTAAAGTTACGCCGCTGAAGTAGAGCGCCTGAAGCCAGGGGGGCGCGTCTTCCGCGCCCTCGTCCACGCGGAAGCCCTCGGGCATCCAGGGCAGGTAAATGAGCGCGAAGCCGAGGCTGAGCAGCCCGACCAGCGAGGCGAGCAAGGTAGGTAGCAGCAGCGGCCCGACTCGGTTCAGCGCGCGATGCCGCTGGTCCCGTGGAAGCCGGGCAGCGATCGCCAGGGCCGCCCGCCAGGCGCCGCGGCTTAGCGCCTCGGCAACTGGCCCAGCGCGCGCTCGCGCGTGCAGAACAGTGGCATAGACCTCGTAGGCCGCCAGGATGAGCAGGGCGCATCCCGCGAGGGTCAGCACGGTGCCGCTGAGCGAGGGCAGAACGCCTCCTTCCGGCTGAGGTCCTCACGGCTCGGCGGATCCGCCGGAGGTCTATGCTCAGCGGGGAGCTAGAACGAGCTTCGACAAGGCCCGGTTGCGTCGGCCAAACCGGCGATGCTGCTGCGACATAGCGCTTCCGAATGGAAACGGGTATGGTATCGCGGCATAAGAGGCGCCGCTACAGCGTGCTGGCTCCGGCGCTGATTGGGCCAGCTATCTGCGTGTCCAGTACGTTCCGCTACGCATAATCCGCTCCCGCCTGCTGATTCTTGAGCACGGCGGTCATCATACGCGTCGCCGTGGCGTTGTAGGCGGCGCGGAACTCGAAGCTCGCCTCGACGCCCGCTGGCCCCTCGATCGGGGTCTTCGCGAGCGCGAGGTAGACCTCGTGCAGCGTGAAGGTGAGGCTGCGGTTGGCGTCGATGGTGAACGCGAAGGCGAACTCCGCCGCGGTCCCGTTCCCCGCCTGGGTCAGCAGCGTGGTGTCGGCGAAGCGCGCGGTGATCTGGCCGGTGGCGCGGGCGATGCCGGGATCCGCGCCCTCGATCTTGCGGTCGGCACGGATCGTGCGCACCGCCTCCACGCTGTTCGAGTAGGCGAGCCGAGCGCCGGTGACCTGCGCTAGCGCGGAGCCGCCGCGGGTGATCGAGCCCTGCGCCTTGTGGAAAGCGGTGTAGGCGACGGTGGTCGGTGTGCCGCCCGACGACGAGCCCGCGCGCGTCGAGCCCTGGGCGATCAGCTTGATCGTGGCCGTGGCCGGCCCGGTCGGGCTGAAGTCGATCTCCAGCGCGTCCGCCCGCACGCCGGCGCAGATGTCGTAGCTCGGCACGTCGGGATAGCCGATCTCGATCGCCTGGGAGGGCAGCGTCGCCGCGCCGGAGCCGAAGGTGTGGGTGAAGTTGGGATTGGTGCCGGTGGTGGTGGGCGCACCGAGCAGCAGCCGCAGCCAGTGGCCGGTATTGATCAAGTCCACCGGCACGACGACGTCGCCTTCCACGGTGACGGTGTCGAGGAAGGGCGCGGCGGGATCGCGATTGCCGCCAAGGCCGATGACGTCGGCGTCCAGCAGGGGCTGCTCGGCACCGAGATTGCAGGAGAGGAAGGGCACCCGGCGCCAGTTGCCGCCGGGCGCGGTGCCGTAGGTGACCTCCGGGATCATGAGCAGGCGCGAGTTCGCGCCAATGGCACGGGGCATCGGAAGCTCCTGTCAGGCCAGCGACGAGCCGGCCACGGTGAAGGACAGCGTGACGGGGACGGAGGCGGCATGCGCCGCGGCGGCGCCCTCGGTCTCGGTGTCGTCGAAGGAGGCCGCGCCGGGCTGCGCCCACTCCACCGCTCCGCCGAGGGTGCGGTCGCCGGCAATCGCGGCGGCGATGTCGACGAGCAGCGCGTCGAGCAGCGCGCCCGTTGCGGCGACGACCTCGACCTCCGCCCTGTGCTCGACCGCCCAGGCGAGCGGCGAGAGGATCGGCGTCTCCTCCACCGTCTCGCCGTCCCGCACCACCACCAGCCCGCCGGGCGGCAGGCGCTGGGGAACGGTCTCGTTGCGGAGGACCTTGGGGGCTGGGTTCCTCCCCACCAGGGCGGCGCCCAGGCGCGCGTGCAGGGCGGCGAGCGCCGTCTCGCGCGCACTCACCCGGACCTCCCGGCTTCGGCTTCCCAGGCCGCCACGAAGCGCCGCGGCAGGCGCCGGAGCGCGCGCAGCGACGCGCCGCGCACATCGAGGCGCTTAGCCAGCTTCACCTGCGGCAGCAGCAGGAACATCGGCACCATCCCCCGTTCGAGCAGGCCGCGGGCCCAGGCCTCGCGGCCCTTGCGGTTGGCCGTGCCGACCTCGGCGACGCCGCCGGCGATGAGGCGGGTGCGGCGGCGCCGGCCGGTCTGCTCCCCCTGCCGCAGCGGCAGGCACCAGGCGAAGCCGCGGCCCGACTTGAATGGCCGAAAGAAGCCCTGGCGTGAGGCAACCATCTGCGCCGGCGTGACGCGCAGGCCCTTGTCCCCGCGGCCGCGCCAGCCGCGGGCGGCGTTGAAGCCGGTCGGGATGGCGAGGAAGCGGCCGCCACCCTTTGGCCGGATCAGGGCGCCGCGCTCGAAAGCGTCGACCACCAGCTGCGTCTTGCTCCACACCAGCCCGGCGGCGCGCATCGACACGCCGGTGCGCGGGAAGACCTGCGCGCGCCAGGCATTGGCGATGCCGCGCGCCTTGCCGCCAAGCGAGCCGGTGACCTGCTGGCGGAGTTCCCCTTTGAGCGCATCGGTTTCGGCGCGGATCGCGCGGGTGGCGGCGCGCTCGCCGGCGCGGACCTCCTCGGCCAGCGCCTTGCGAAGGTCGCCGACGATGGCGGTCAGGCGCATGGCCTACCGCCGACAGAGCACGCGCCAGGCAACCCCGGCGGCGTCCTGCTCGGCGCTGTCCACCGTCAGCAGGTCCGCGCCGATGATGAACGTGTCGTCCGCCTCGATCGCCGGCAGCAGGGCCAAGCCCACCGTCAGCACGTCAGTGGCGCGCAGGATCGGCGTGTCGAAGGCGTCCACCACGCGATCGGGGCTGGAGCGCAGCACGCGGAGAGACACGGGCGCGCCGCTGCCGCCGGCCCGATAGGTCGCCTCGATGCCGAGGTTCAGGTCGGCCGCGAGCACTGCCAGCGCGTCGTCGAACACGCCCATGGCGGATCAGCCCAGCCCGAGCCAGGACGCAAGCTTCGCGCCCACTGCCGCGCCAACGATACCGCCGGCTGCCGCCGCGCCGGTCGCCGGGATCGCCGGCGACGTGCCGGGCACCGCGCCGGCCGACAGGGAGAGCCGTGCGGTGAGGCCGGCCATCGCCTTGACCAGTTCCGTGACGGTCCGGGTGAGCTCGCGCATGTCGCGGTCGCCCTCGGCCAGGCGCCGCTCGATCTCGGTCAGGCGGGCGACGATGTTGCCGAGCTCGCGGTCATGGTCCGTCATCGGGGATCTCCCGCTGCAGCCGCTGTCGTTCGGATCGCCGCTCATGCGCCAGACGCCGGCACGCGGTTGAGCCACACGCGGACGGTGGCATCAGCCGCCAGCGCCGCCTGGCTGGCGATGCCGATGGAGAAATTGCCGGTCGCGGTGGTGGTGACGCGGCGGTTGGTATCGTCCCAGAACACCCGCGCGCCGGCGGTGATCGCCAGGGCCGGTTGCTTGGTGAGGTCGAAGACCCCCTTGGTCTGCGCCTCGATGGTGGCGTTCTGGGCGCCATCGACAGCGGCGACGCCGAACAGCGCGCCGACGAGCACGCCCTGGCTGGCGGTGACGCCGCCCGCATAGGGCACGGCGATGGCCAGGCTGTCGCCCGGCTGGATGAAGTTGCGCATGGGGAAGCGATCTCCGGAAACGCGAAGGGCGCCCCTGCAGGCGCCCTCTGCGTGGTGTCAGACAGGGAGGATGGTGGCCGGGATCAGCTGCCCGGGTTGAACCAGGCACCACGCCAGTCGATGGCGCCGACGCCGAAGTCGAACAGCACGCTGACCTCGATGCCATCGACGCCCGAGACCGGCCCGGTGGTGACCTGCGGGCCTTCGACGCCGTTCAGGTAGCCGTAGACGTAGACCGGCGTGGTCGGCGGCTCGGCGAACAGATACCAGCGGTTGGCCGGGATCAGCGGCTCCACCACCGGCTGCAGCAGCCCGACATAGGGGTTCACCGCGCCCGAACTGCCCGGCGTGATCGCTGCGGTGAGCTTGAGCGCCGGGAGCTCCAGCGCCGCCCCCACCAGCACACGCATGCTGCGGCCGAGCGAGATCGGCAGGCCGTCCAGCGTGCGCTGCTTCATGATGGCCTCGCGGCCCTTGGCGATGTTCGCCTCGTCCAGGGCGGTGCCCGCCAACGCCTTGTTGGCCCGCGCCGCCCCAGTCGCGAACACGGGTGCAGCGCCGGTGGTCAGCGTCGGGCCATCGCCATTGGCCAGGTTCAGCAGGGCATAGGCGGTGGCGTTCTCGAAGTCGGCCACACGCCGGCCGATCATCGCGGCGAAGTCGGTGAAGGCGCCGAGGTCGTCGTTGACCAGCATCTGCCGCGTGACCCGGATCCGGCGGGCGAAAGTCTGCAGCAGGACGATCTCCTGGCTCTCGGACATGGTGCCGGCCCCGATCTCGCCGTTCTCCAGCAGCGGCTGCAGGACGGGGAAGTCACCGATCCGGAGGTGCCGGTGCGGCTTGAAGTCCCGAAAATCGCGGCGGAGGAAGAGCTGGCGGTAGGTGGGCGCCGCCGGCTGGTAGGCGGCGAGCAGCATCTTGTTGGCCGCGGCCGAGAGCAGGGCCGGGAAGTCGGAGGTGGCGTGAAAGGCGCGCTCGGCCAAGCGGACCGGATCGCGCGGCACTTTCTCCGAGTTGCCGTGCAGGCTGAGCAGCTCGCGGACCATGTCGGAGGGGCGCCAGCCCATGAACTCGGCGTGGCGGCCATTCCCCTGCGGCTGGTAGCCGGGCATGGCGCGGGCGGCAATCGCCTCGGCCATGGCGTCGAGGATTTCCCCGCGCGGGGGTGCGGCGTGCGCGGCGGGGTTGGCCGGCACCGAGGGCCGGGGCGCGTGGCGCACCAGGGCGTCGAACAGGGCGCGGCGGGTGTCGTCGGGGGACCAGCCGCGCTCGACGGCCTCGGCGCGCAGGGCGGCCACCCGGTCGCCCGGCAGCAGGGCGCGGGCCGCCTCGGCGGCGGTGTCGATGCCGGCGATGCGGCCCCGCTCGGCGCGGGTGGCCTCGACGGCCGGATCGGACGGCGGGCTGGCCGGCGCGGCGGGCACGGACTCGGGGGTGGTGGTCACGGTGCTCTCCTGGGGCGGGGTGGCGGGCGGCGCTGCCGGAGGCTCCGGCGTCGTCTCGGGCATGGGCTGGTCCTCGTGCGGCAGGGCGGGTTCGATGGCGGGCATGGGGGCGCCCTGTTCCCCCTGCGCGCGAACGGCGGCATCGCGATCGACCGGGATCGGCACGACGGAAATCTCGAAGGGCTCCCAATCCACGGCGCGGTGGACGGTGGTGCCGGTGGCGGCGTCAAACCGCGGCTCGTAGCGATGCACGCGGTAGCCGACGCTGACGGCACGGAGCGTCCCGTCGGCAATCCGCTGCCAGACCGGCTCAACGTCGGCCGCGCTGCTGAACTGCAGCGTCGCGTAGCCGCGGCCGCGCTCGAGCCGGGCGGCGGTGACGCGGCCGAGCACGTCGCGGGCGTCGGTGCTGCGATGGGTGTTCAGCACCGGGGCGTTGCCCGAGCGCAGCGCGTCCATGCGCACGGCGTTCGGCGACATCTCCAGCTCCTCAGTGATGGGGCCGAGAGCCGGGACGAAGTTGCGGGCGCGGGCGCCGGTCGACCACACCACCTCGACGGTGCGGGCAGTGCGGTCAACCGTGGCCGGCGCAGTGATCGCGCGATGCGCCACGATCGGCTGCCCAGCGGTGGGTATTCGATCGGGCGCAGGGGGAAACTCCAGCGCGGCATCGGCGCCGGCCGGGTCGATCGGTTCGGTCATGCAGAGTTCCTCGCGTGCCGGGGTGGCTACGCGCCCCAGCCGGCCGACGATCGTCGGGTCGGCTGTCAGCGCGCCGTCAGGTGCCGGGATCGGCGCGGCGCGTCGCGTCTGCACCGCCCACATGCCCATCGTGCCGGCCACATCCACCCGCGCCGGCGGCTCGCCCTGCACTGGCACCCACACGCCGGCGCGGCTGTCGGCGTCGGTGGTGAGCTTGGCGGCGACCGCATCGGCCATGGGCCCAAACCAGCCCTGCCACACCCACTCCTGCGGGTCCGGCTCGGTCGTCTCGCTCATGCTGGCCTCTTTCAGGTCGGGAGAGCCGCCACCGCGGCTTGCAGATCGGCATCGGAGAGCGCGGTGGGCAGCACCCGCAGCGTGACGGTCTCGGCCCACATGTTGTTCCCGCCCGTGGCGCTGCCGCCCAGGCGCAACATGCTCAGTCCAGAAGCCGGGCCGCCGGTCTGCACCACGGCTGCGCCGCCATTCATCGAGGCGGCACGGCGGCCGGTGCCGTCCAGCGCCAGGCCAAGGCGGAGCGGCACGCCGGCAGTGGGAACGCTCAGGTTGCTGAGGCCGCCGGCGCTGTTGACGAGCCGTGGCATGGCATCGCCGGCGCGGCTGTCGAAATACCAGCGCGTTGCATTGCTGCCGTTGTCGACCTGCAGGACGATCGCGGTGTAGCCGATCGGGATGACCGGAAAGACGCCGCTCCACAGCAGCGTGCAGGCCGCCTCAGGACCGATCCCGAGGCTCGACAGCGGCACGCTGACGAAGTCCGCGCCGCGGGTGGACGCGCCAGGGCTGCCCTCGGGCGGCAGGATCGGCGCGGAGGCGAAGGGACCCTGCTCCAGCTGCGGCCAGCCGTGGCGGATGGTGCAATCCACCGTGACACCGCTGTCGATGAAAATGCGGCGGATCACCTGGATCTGCGCCGTCGCGGCATCGCTCAGCGTGCGGGTGTGGCTGGTGCGCTGCGCCGCCAGCGGTACCCCGGTGATGCTGACGAAGGCGGCCGAGCCGCTGCCGTTGACGTTGCTGCTGTCGCGCTCCTGGATGCGGATCTGCAACTGCTCGGGCAGGGTTCCGGCGATCAGCCGAGCGAAGCTGGAGAAGGTCCAGACCTGGCCAGCTGAGGCCGCCGGCTGCTGCGCGTCGGCCAGGGCGTTCAGGTCGATGTTGCCGCTCGCGGTCGCAGTGCCGGCATACCGGACGTCCACGTAGTCGATGCCGTCCTCCCGGCCGGTGCCGAGGATGCTGCGCGTGATGCCGCTCGGCGCGGAGTAGGCGCCCCATTGCGCGGCAGTGGTGCCCGGCGTGCCGGGGACGATCCCCTCGCCACGCGGATTGGGCAGGTGGTTGATCCGCTGGCCCTCCATCACCAGGCGGCGCGCCGTGCCGCCAAAGCGGGGCGTATCGGCGTCGAACAGGCCCCAGCTCGCGCCATCCGCGCCGAGGACGGCGGCCTGCACGCCGGGGAGCTGGGCGCGGGTCAGCGTCAGGCTGCGCAGCAGATTGGGCGCGATCAGGCTGTGCCGCTGGGTGGAGCGGCTGCGCAGCAGGCCGGGATCGACCAGCATCAGGTCATCTCGGTGACGTTGAGCGTGCCGGCGGCCGCGACACCGCGTGCGGCCACCTTCCAGCCGGCGTTCTGATCCACCCGGAAATACTCGACGGCGAAGGCCGGGAGGTAGGTCGAGGCGGTGGTGGCGCTGACCGAGGCCGCCGGGCCGATGGCGATGAGGCAGTCGGCGGTTGCGACCAGGCGCAGCACGACGGTGTTGCTGCCGAGGTTATCCGCCGTGGCGGTGCTGCCGGCGGTGCTGAAGGCGATGTTCTGCACCGTCCCGGGCTGGAGGGCCTGGATGGCCTGGTTGAAGCGGTCCGTCGCGAGGAGGGTCTGCGTCATGCGGGTGCTCCTGGCGCTGGCTCACTGCGTGCCGGGGCAGCGGCGCCGGTGGCGGCGATCTCGACGGCGGCCATCTGCGCTGCGTCCTGCGCCGCACCGGACTTCGCGACCCGGCGCGGATCGGTGTCGAGCGAGAGGCCGGCCTCGTCGAGCAGGGCGTTGGCCTCGCGGATCATCTCCACCGCAGCCCTGAAATCGTAGCCGAAGGCACCGGCCGCCTCGGGCTGCGGCACGAAGCCGGCGCGCACCTGCGCGATCAGGGCGGTGGTGTCCTTCAGCGGGTCGATCATCTCGTGCGCCGGCGGGACATGGCTGACGCCGTCCGGCACCTCCGTGCCCCACAGCCCGAGCAGCGCGCCCTGCGCGTGGAAGCGGTCCGCGACCGGGCGGACCAGCATCGGGATGAGCATGCCGTACTGCACCTGCTCGCAGAGGCGTCGGAACTCGATCTTGCCGGCCCGCAGCGAGGAGTAGTTCGCCTGGGTCAGGTCACCGGAGACCTGGTCGTAGGTGAGGCCGGCGCCGACCGCAGCCGCCTCAAGCGCGCGGCGGGCAAACGCCGCGTGCGAACCTCCGCCCGAGGGGTTCACCACCTCGACGGATCCCATGCCACGCCGGTAGAGGATCATGCCGGGCTCGAAGCTCTCGACCGTGCGGCCCTGCGCATCACGCAGCAGACCCGATGCTGCGCCGGTGAGCGCCTCCTCGCCCTCCTCGGTCACCACCGCGGCGAGGCACGCCTCGATCTTGGCCTTCATCAGCAGCGCGGCCTCATAGTCGCCGAGGTCACGTAGCCGGAGCAGCACGGGCGCCAGCCAGGAGACGTCGCGGAGCTGGCCCGGGCGGCGCTTGCGATAGACATGCAGCACGTCCCCGGCCGGGATGCGCTCGCTGCTCAGCCAGGTGGCGCCCGGCAGGATCCAGGCCGCACCCGGATGGACGCGATGCAGCCAGTAGCCGATCGGCTCCCCGGCCTCACCGAGCGCGATCCCCTGGATCGTGGCGGCACCCGCCAGCATGCCGTTGCGCGCCGTGTCGAGGTGATCCGCCTCCAGCACCTGCAGCCGGAGGCCGATCGGATTGGCGGGCGACGGCGGCACCATCAGGAAGCGGACGAAGCATTCCCCGCTCTCGACGACGGCGCGCATGACCAGCGCCTGCAAGCCATACAGGTCGAGGCGGCCCTCGGCGTCGCAGCCGGTGCCTTCGGTCCAGCGCTGCCAGGCGCGGCTGTGGGCGTCGTCGGGCCAGCGGGTCGTGATGCCGGCACCGACCGCGTTGCCGGTCCAGAGATCGACGATGCGGCTGGCATAGGGGTCGTTGCGCACCGCATCGCGCGCACGTCGCGCCACCGTCGCCGCGGCCATACCGACCTCCGCCGTCGCGCTGCCGCCAGACGGCGCCCAGGCGGACGCGCGGCTGTCCTGCGCGGCCGCATAGCCTCGCAGCGCGTGCCAGGCATCGCGGATCCGGCCCATCACCTGCTTCCCCCGCGCGAGAAGCTGGCCAGTGTCACCGATGGACGGCGCATGGCTGAGACCTCCGCGCCGCGCAGCACGGCCAGCGCGCGGCCGAGCTCGTCGAGGGAGCGGTATTCCACAGTGCGGCCGTCGAAGGTCACGCGCGTGGTGCCGCCCGTGTAGGCGGCGGCGAGCACGGACGCGCGGGTGCCGACGGGCTGCGCCAGCGCCCAGGCGAGGACGGTCGGGTCCATGCGCGTCCTCCTTCAGCGAAGCCAGCCGCTGCGCGGCGCGAGCCAGCCGCGCGGGCGCTGCGTGTCCGACGCGACCTGCGGTGGTGTCGCGGGTGCCATGGGCGGCGGGGGCGCCGCTATCATGGGCGCGTCGGCGATTTGGTCTCGCAACTGCTGCCAGAAGCGATCGCCATAGCGATCAGCACCGAGCAGCCACAGCGCCGCACGGGCCAGCACCGCGCAGTCCAGCGCCTCGTTCCTCTCGCGGAGCTTCGCCCATTCCTGCCGCGCAAAGCCGCGCCGGTCCTTCCTCGTGCGCAGCTGCTCCGCGACCAGCTGCTTGACCCATTCCACCTCGATGGCGCGCGGCAGATGCACCCAACCGGGCGGCCATTCCTCCGCATCGCCGCGGCCGAGCCAGAGCCGACGATAGAGATCCGCCTTCCAGGTGGAGACCGACACCGTCCAGAGCTTCAGGCCGCGCCGGAGCTTCTGGCCGTTCACCAGCGCATCCACCGGCGTCGGGCCCTGGACGGGCTGCGCCCGGTTCCAGCCGTCGATGCCCTTGGTGGGCGCGATGCGCGGATCCCGCAGGCGGCGGAGGTGGCCATAGACGGCAGCGGTGTCGCGGCCGCCGGTGTCGACGCAAAGCCGGGCGACGCGCATCGCGCCACCACCCTGGCGGGGCCAGTCCCGCGCCAGCAGCTTTGCCAGTTCGTCCCAGGGCTCCCGGTCCCGCGGGCTGCCGGGGATGACGACGTGATCCACCAGCCAGGAGGAGAACCCCTCCGCCCATCCCCAGACGTCGCATTCCAGGCGATCGTCCTGCACGTCCACGCCGGCCGTCAGCACCAGCGCGCCGGTGGGCACGACGCCCATGGCGAAATCCTCGCGGCGCTCGACCAGGCGCTCCCAATCCGGCGCCTCGCCCTGCTCCTGCCAGGTCTCGCCGAGGACGGTGTTTTTGAAGGTCTTGATGTCCTCGGGCTTGCCCTGGGCCGCCTCCCAATCTCGGGCGATCTGCGCCCAGGAGAGCCAGCCCACCGGCGAGTAGAGTGCCGAGATGTGAAAGCCGACCGTGTGCGGATCCTGGCCCTCGGCGGTCGCGCGCCATTCGCCGCCGCCGAGCATCGCGGTCTTGTCGTGCTCCTGCATGGGGTGATCGCAGGCGGTGCAATGATACCGCGCCGTCTCCGGTGCACCCTTCTCCCAGAGCAGCCGCTCGAAGCGCAGCCACTGCATCTCCCCGCACGCCGTGCACGGCACGAAGAACCGCCGCTGGTCGGAGGCAGCGTATTCCCGCTCGATCCGGCTGCGGCCGGCGATGGTGGGCGTGCTGACCAGGAAGGCCTTGCGGCGCCAGCCGAAGGTGCGGGCGCGCGCCTCGGCGAGCGCGATCGGGTCACCCTCGCCGGCGACGTCGCCGGGATAAGCGTCCACCTCGTCCAGGAACAGAAACCGCGCCGTCATCGAGCGCAGCCCGACCGCGCTATTGGCCCCCGTCAGCACCAGGATGCCGCCGGGGAATTCCTTCGACAGCATGGTGTTGCCGCTGTCACGCGCGCGGGCCGGCGCCACCCGCTCGCGCAGCGCGGGCGTTTCCTCCAGCAGCGGGTCGATGCGCTGACGCGAGAAGCGCTTCGCCAGTTCCACGGTCGGCTGCACCGCTAGCGCGGGCGCCGGCACGTGGTGCATGATGTAGCCGAGCCAGTTGTTTCCGCTTTCCGTCGCGCCCACCTGCGCGCCCTTCATGAACACCACGCGCCGCGCGGGATGCACCGCCGAGAGCGCGTCCATAACGTCTTTGAGGTAGGGCGTGCGGCTCGTGCGCCAGGGGCCGGGTTCCGCCGAGGCGCGGCTGCCGAGCATGCGATGCCGCTCGGCCCATTCCGAGACGGTGAGCTGCGGTGGTGGGCGGAGCATGGCGCCCACGCGACGGCGCACATGCTCACGGCTGCGGAGACCGGTCCCCTCCGAGGCCTGCTGGATCGAAGCGATCGGCCGCCTCCGTCAGCAGGTCGGTGATGTGGCTCTGCAGGATGGTCTGCAGCAGATGCGGATCGACGCCCATCTCGGCGGCGATCAGGCCGGAGACGCGGGCGGGCCAGTTCAGCAGCGCGTCACGCATCGTGCTGCCGATCTCATCGAGCGCGGCATTGGCCTCGGTGACATCGAGCAGGCGCCGCTTGGTCTCATCCAGCGTGAGCCGCTGCGCCTCCACCTTCAGGGCGAGCTGCGCGACCTTCAGCCGCGCGAAGGGAGTGCCCTCGGCGCCGGCACCGCTGGCCAGGGGCGAGCGGACAGGATCGGCGGTCTCGGTCAGGCGGCGGCGGGTCTTGTCGATGTCCCACTGGCCGTCCGGCTCGCGGGCAATACGGCCAGCCCGTTCGGCCTTGTGGATGGCGGTGTCGCTGACGCCGAGGCGGCGGGCGGCCTCGCGCGTGGAGGCGGTCAGTTCCGGCATGGCGGCGACCTCCCGCCGCGCGTGATGGTCGTGACAGGAAAGGGCCCGCTACCCTTCGGCGGCGGGCCCTCAATGTGTCCGACCAGTTTGTCAGGCCGGCAGGTGGTAGACCGTATAGGACCCGCGAGCGCCCTCCTTGTTCGGGCCGACCTGCCGGATGCGCTCCAGCACCTGCACTTCGATGCCCTGGCGCTTCTTCAGGCCCGCGAAGAACCCGCGCACCGTGTGCTGCTGCCAGCCCGTCGCCTCGCAGATCTGCGCAATCGTCGCGCCCTCCTCGCGGCGGAGCAGGGCAAGCACCGCCTCCTGCTTCGTGCCCTCGCGCGGCTTGCGCGCAGCGCCTCGCTCGCGCGCGGCGCGGGCAGGTTTGCCTGCGAGGGCGGCGCGAAGGGCCTGCATCGGGGCGTCGAGGGCGGTGATCATGTCCGTCTCGCGGTTCGCCTCGTCGTCCCAGGCAGCGAGCACCGCCGCGGCGGCGTCGCGCAGGTTGGCGCGCGGGGCGGGCGCGGCCAGGGCGGCGTCCAGCAGGGCGATCTCCTCCGTCAGGGGCGCGGTCTGGGCGGCTTGGGGGGGCTCGGCGTCCTGTGGGGCGGGCTCGGCATCCGGCGCCACCGTGGGCGTCGTGTCCGGAACGCTGCCCTCAATCCCGGACGCATCCGGCTCACCAGGCATGGGCTCGTTCGGGTCAATCCCGATCGCGCGCAGCCCGTCGTCGGTGACGCGCGCCACGATCCAGGTTCCGTCCTCATCCTGTCGCCAGCCGAGGCCGACATACTCCGCCGGGGCGTTGATCTCAGTGAGCAGCGTGTTCTTGATCATGCTGCGGAACACCGCGTTGCGGGCCCCTGCCGGCAGGGTCTTGGGCGCGCGGGCGAGGCCCATCTCGTGCTGTGCGGCAGCGGCGAGGATGGCGCGCTGCGTGTCGGAAAGCTTCATCGTCGTGGTCTCCAGCCTTGGGCGGCCGACCCTCGGCCCCCTACTGCCGGGAGCCCCGCCGGCGTGGCCGGTCGGGGCGGTGCGGAAGTGGGCCGCGTCAGGCGCTGTATTCGCCCCGGCGGAAATGCTGATCCGCGACATCCCTGACCTTCGCCGTGGCATCCGCGAGCCAGGCGGCCTCGCCCCAAAGCACCGCCTCCGGGTCCGCCCCGAAGTGATCCGCGCTGGCCTGCTGCAACTCCGCGAGCAGGGCGTCGAACTCCGCCTTGTGCTTCAGGAAGGCGGCCAGGCTGTTTTCCTGGCTGCGGGCGGCGCGGGCTTCGCGGTCGGTCATGGTCGTCTCCGTCGTGGTGCAGGGCATCCCCTGCGTGTGACGGACCATTCGCGCTGTGGCGCGCACGAGCCAAGCAAGATGCAGCGTCGCGAGACTGCTATGATTCGGCGGTCTGGATCACATCATGATCGACGATGCCGCGCGCCGCGGCGACGTCGGCGAAGATGCGGTCGTCACCCTCCAGCACCGCGGCTTCGCCGGTCGTCTCCTGCCAGCGCCGCACGATGACGTCGGCATAGGCCGGATCGATCTCCAGCAACACGGCACGCCGCCCGGTCCGCTCCGCCGCGATCATCGTCGTGCCCGAGCCGCCGAAAGAGTCCAGCACCGTGTCGCGCGGCTTGCTGCTGTTGCGGATGGCGCGCTCGACCAGCGCCACCGGCTTCATGGTAGGATGCAGGTCGTTCCGCGCCGGCTTATCGAAGTGCCAGACGTTCCCCTGGTCACGCGCGCCGCACCAGTAGTGCTGCGCGCCAGCCTTCCAGCCATAGAGCATCGCCTCGAACTGCTGGTGGTAGTCGGCGCGGCCGAGCGCGAAGGTGTTCTTCGCCCAGATGATCGTGCTGGACCACTTCCCGCCCGCCTCCTGCCAGACGCGATGCAGCGTTGGCCATTCGGAGGAGGACATGCAGACGTAGCAGGCGCCCTTGGTGACCGAGAGCAGGTTGGCCAGGGCCGGCCGCAGGAACTCCGGAAAGCCGCCGCCGAGCGCGTCATTCGCGATCGTCATCTTCGCCGCGGTGCCGCCCTCATAGGCGACGTTATAGGGCGGATCGACGAAGCCCATGTCGGCCAAATGGCCGGTGCCGAGCGCGCGCTGCACATCGGCCAGCTTCGTCGCATCGCCGCAGAGCAGCCTGTGTTCCCCACAGCGCCAGAGATCGTCCGTGCGGGTGACGGGCACCACGGACGGCAGCGGCGCGTCATCGGCATCGTCGCCGAGGCCGGCATCGGCAGCTACCAGCAGCCGGTCGAGCTCCATCCCCGAGAAGCCAAGCACATCGAGGTCGACCACCGCTTCGTCCCGGATGCGGGCGATCTCGGCGGCGAGCAGGGCTTCGTCCCAGCCGGAGTTCAGCGCGATCTGGTTGTCCGCCAACCGAAGCGCCCGCGCCTGCGCCGGGGACAGATGGCCGAGCCGCAGCACCGGCACGGACGCGAGCCTGAGCTGCTTGGCCGCCATGACGCGGCCGTGGCCGGCGATCAACACGCCTTCGGCGTCGACCAGGACCGGGTTCACGAAGCCGAACTCGGCGATGGAGGCGGCGATCTGCGCCACCTGCGAGGGGGAGTGGGTGCGCGCGTTCTCGGCATAGGGCACAAGGGACGCCAGAGGCAGGCTGGTCACCACGAGGTCATGCTGCATCGGCGGTGACCTCCGTCCGCGTCGCAGCCACGGCGTTGTAATCGCGCCCGTCATCGGCGAGCGTCACCGGCATGTCCGGATGCAGCATTCGCCACCGCGCCACAGCCAGGTCGACATAGGCCGGCGCGAGTTCGACGGCGCGCACGCGGCGTCCGGTCCGCTGCCCGGCCAGGGTGGTGGTGCCGGAGCCGCCGAAGGGCTCGAACACCACCTCGCCATCGTCCGTGTACGCCCGCATCAGGAACTCCGGCAGCACCACCGGGAACACCGCGGGGTGCTCTGTCTCGATGCCGCGGCCCTTATGGCGCGTCAGGCGCAGCACGTTGTCGGGGATCCGAAAGTCCTGCACCGGCAGGCCGGCGTGCTGGTATTCCGAGATGGTGCCGTCCGCCGCGCGCAGCCCGCTGCCCTTGTTCGGCGTGCCGGCCCATTTGCAGGGCACGATCTTGTTCGCCTGCCGGGCCTGCCGGTTGAAGTGGAAGACCAGTTCGAAGGCTGGCGCGAGACGACCATTCCAGTCACCGGGCAGGCCGGGTCCCTGGTCCCAGGTGTAGAGGCCGAACCGGCGCCAGCCGCGGGCGCGCATCCAGTCGAGCCAGCCGCCCCAATAGGGCTGCCACTCATTGTCGCGATGGATCAGCCCGAGGTTCACCAGCACCTGGCCGTCCGGCCTCATGGCCGCGTCGAGATGCTGGAACACGCCCTGCATCAGGGCGTCCCAATCGGTGCCGCCGCCGGTGGTGTAGTCGCGCTGGTTCCCGTAGGGCGGCGACGTGAACAGCAGCGCGGCCCGGTCCTCGCCCATGACGTGCGCCACACTGGATGCGTCGGTGCTGTCGCCGCATAGCAGGCGATGCTCGCCCAGCAGCCAGAGGTCGCCCGGGCGGGTGACGGCCTGGCGCGGCGGCTCCGGATCGGCGTCGGCGGGGTCCTCCGCCAGCCCTTCCTCCGCCACCGCCGCGCCTGCCCCACTGGCTCCCTCGGCCGGATCCGCGGACAGAGCCTCGGGCGCGTCGCCGTCGGACACGGCATCTCCAGCCGCCGCGAGGATGTCCGCGAGCTCATCCGCCGAGAAGCCGAGCGCCGCGAGGTCGATGTCCTGCGCTGCCTGCACCGCGGCGAGCGCATCACGCAGCAGCGCCTGGTCCCAGGTGGCGTTCTCCGCGATGCGATTGTCGGCGAGGCGCAGCGCCTCCTTCTGCGCCGCGGAAAGGTGCCGCAGCACGATCACCGGCACCTTCGCCATGCCGAGCGCCAACGCCGCCTCGAGCCGGCCGTGGCCAGCGATCAGCACGCCGTCCTCGTCCACCAGCAGCGGGTTGGTGAAGCCGAAAGCCAGTATGCTGGCCTTGATCTGCTCGATCTGCTCGGCGCTGTGCACGCGGGCATTGCCGGCATGCGGGCGCAGCTCCGCCAACGGACGCAGCAGGATCTTCGCCGCCATCCAGGGGAGCGTCATGGAACCATCCAGATCTGGAGGGGGTGCAAACCGTGCGGCGCGCGACTGCAAACCGAGCGCGCCATGGTTTGCGGCTATCTCTTTGATCGCGCGGAGAAAGGCTGCAAACTGCAAACCATATTTTCGGCCTGGCGCTAGCGACCTTGCGCGCTTCCGCCCCCCGCATACGCCAGGCCCAGGAAGGACCCTGCGGCTCGCGAGCCACACTGCCGATGATCACGCCGAGTGGCTGGTGAGCCACCCGGCGGCGAGACCCACGCCTCGCCAGTGATCGGAAGGAAGCACGCCGAATTCACGTGGGTCTATGCACTCGTTTAGGCCCGCGCAGATTTTTCCTCGAGGGCCGCCAGCGAGAGGAACGGCGTTGCAGACGCCGCGGCACGTGAGCGTCGGACGAGCCCGAAGTGCACGCTCAGCACGCCGAGCGCACCGACCAACGCGCCCTGCGCATGCGCTGGGTTCATCGGCCTGCCGTTCCAGCCCTGCCGCACCGACCAGTCGCGGATCGAGTTCTCGAGGCCGACGACGTGCCATGCGACGCTGCCGGAGGGGCTGCCGAAGCCACCGAGCGCGTCGATCGCCTGCACGACCCGCTCGCGCGCCACCGCCTGGCTCTCGGTGAGCATATCGGACGACGCGCCCGCGATGCGGATCAGCGGCATGGTCCGCACGCGGTTGAGCGCTGCGCGCTGGAACAGCGTCCGGAAGATCACGCCGGCCTCGTGCATCTGCGGCGTGATGCTGCCATTGGCGAGCAGCACGCCGAGGCTGTCGATGGCGCGGCGATGCTGCACCGGGCAGCCGGTCTCGGGATCCGCAGCGCGGACGTTCTCTTCGAAGCCGCCGTGCTGCAGCCGCCACTTCGAGGGCTTGGACAGGTCCTCGCCCTCCGCCTTACGCCGCGCGCTCTTCCGCTTACCGGCCATGGTTCGTCCCTCCGTCGCGCCGCCCCCAGCGGCGGTTGGCCTCGTTGATGATCGCCTGGCGCAGCCAGGGATCGGTGATGTCCTCGACCGGGATCGCGGCGACGCCGTGCCGGTGCCAGGCAGCGGCACGCATGGCGTTCATCTCGGTGTCGGTGGTCGGGCTGCGTGCTCGGTCCAGACACGACCGAGGTAGCCTCGGGGCATCGACAAGCTTCATCGGACGTGCCTCCAGCGCCGGCCGTTGACGATGTTGTCGACTACCTGCCGGCACAGGCCGAACCCTTCGGCGGCCACCGTGCGTGGCACGCGCATGGCGACCATTCTCCTGATCGCCAGCGCGCAAACCTCGTCGATCTTTGCCTGGCCATTGCGGCTGCCGCGGTTGTGCGTGCCGTGCACCACAGTGTCGGCCATGTTGTCCCGCTGCGTCGCCCAGCGCAGGTTCGTCCAGTGGTTGTTGCCCCGACTGCCATCCCGGTGGGCCACTACGTGCTCCGCCGAGGGCGGCTTGCCGAGGAAGGCGAGGGCTACCAGGCGATGCACGGTGGTCCGCCAGTCCTGGTTGCCGCGCCAAAGCGAGACCTGGAGGTACCCGGTCTGCTTGTTGCGCCACGGCCTGAGAATCCGGCCCGCTGTCGCGCCTCGGCCGGGGACGACGCGTCGAACGGCACCGGATTCCGAAACCTCATATTCTGGCCAGCCGGGGACGGCTCGCCACGCATCGCCGACCGAGGCCACAGACCCGGTAGGGGTCACAGTGGATCGCGTCATGCCCGACCTCCACGCGCATCGATGACCCACAGCAGCAGCGCCAGGGCATCTGCCTCGTTGTCGTCTGCCGGCGCGAAGCCGCGAGCCCGCATGGCAGCGATCATGGCTTCCTTGTCGGCGTTGCCGCGTCCCGTTGCAAAACGCTTGATCGTGCCAACCGGGACGCCCTCGTAGGCGACGTCCGCCTGCTCGCACCAAGCCGTCAGCGTTGCCAGAAAGCCGGCATAGACGTGTGAGCTATCCGTGCTCACGTGACGCCGCACTTCCTCGAAGGCAATGCGCGTTATGCCGCCGGACAGGGCGGCGATCTCTGCCAGCCATCCACGGAATCGCAGGAAGCGCATGCCACCGCCTTCGAAGCGGCTCGGCTTGAAGCTCATAGTGCCCGAGGTGATGCCGCCATCCCGGCTGCGCAGTGCCCAGCCGGTGGTGGTGCCGAGATCCAGCGCGAGGACCGCGTGGTGCGCCAGGCCGACGATCGGGGCCGGCATGATGGGCGGCCCGCTTGCGTCCGCAGCGGGCATGGGGAGAGTCGCGAGAGCCATGGGGTCTCCGAGAGGGAACGATCGTGGTGAGGGCGGCGACGGCGCGGTTCTTGGCGGAGCTCGCCGTCGCTGCCCGGCTTGCGGGTGGAAGCTGCCCGAGCGGCGGCCCGGTGCTGTGCGGGCGGCGCATCAGGGCACGCCCTCCAGCCAGGAGGGCGAGGGGAGGGTTGTTAGGGTTGCTTCTGAACCCTCCCCCGCGGAAACGCCGGTGGCACAAGGGCTTTGTGAGGGTTGATAGGGTTGGGAGGGTTTTTCGGACTCTCCCTGCATCATGTGCGTGCGCGCACCCGCGCATGCGTAAGGGGTCGGAAAACCCTCCCCACCCTCACAACCCTCCCCCGGCCCAGGCAGAGACTGGACCGTTTCGGTGTTAGGGTTGTGATCCAACCCTCCCCGGAGAGGTCGAACCCTAACCGGCGGCGACCCAGCAGGTGAGGGTTGATAGGGTTGCCCGGCGTCTTCGTCTTCAGACACGGCGAGACGCCAACGCTGCGCGTTGTGCAGCGACGTGCCTGGTCGGACGTGAACAAGCCGATCGCTGACTCGAAAGGCGCGGTCGCGGATCTTCCTGAGCGCGAGCCCGAGGCGCACGCGCTGCGCACTCTCGTCCTTCGCGCTGATCGGCAGCGGTGGCTCAGCGAGCCGAGCATGTCCGAACAGGTCGCTGACGCTCACCTCGGCGCTGCCGAACCGGTCCCACCAGGTCTGCACGAAACCGCGCCAGGCGCCGCCCTCAGTGTCTGAGGCGGTCATCAGCTCTTCGAGGTTGCCGAGAAAGCCGGGCACGCCGGCGACGGCCAGGATGCCGCCCATCGTCGCCGACCACGTCTCATAGCTGCCAATGCTCCTATCGGTGCCAGGGCGGCCTGCTACGATCCAGGCGCGGCAGAGGGTCAGGCAGGCGGCTACCAGCCTCGCCCGGCTGGCGCGCACCCACACCATCAGATCGGGATGGCGGAAGCCGTCACGGCGCCAGGGCTGGTCGGTGCGCGCGTCGAGCCGGATGCGCACGAGCCGCCGGGCGATTTCGTGGGATGAGGTCGGGTTGTTGCCGGTGGCGACCCAGGTGCAGCGGATGGGCAGGCGTGCCATTTCCGACACGCCGAGGATGCGATCCTCCCAGAAAGGCGCGGTGAGCGCAGCCGCGAGCGCTGCGCTATCGAGCTCGGCGCGCAGATTGTCGATGAGCACGAGGGAGGGGATCTGGCGCAGCTTCGCCGTGATGCGCTTGCGCCACTCCTCGTCGTCGCGGCCCTCCGTCATCACCGAGGCGCCGCAGCCGGTGTGGATGGTGGCGATGACGTCGACCATCAGCGTGGCCCCGGTGCCAGGCGAGGGTTTCTCGATGAGGTGCAGCGGCGTCGGCCCGTCGATCATGGCGCGCACGAAGCCGAGCAGCAGCAGCGCGAGCGCGTGGGCGCGCTCCGCCTCGCCGGTAAAGGGGAAGTCGCCGAGCAGATCGTCGAGGAGGAGGTTGCGCGCGGCGGTTATGTCGGTTGGCGTCGGCCGCTCCGGCACCGGCGGCAGCACGAAGCCCGGCGACGGCCGATAGAGGAGCCGCGCATCAGGATGGTAGCCAGGCTCGGTGAGCAGCACGCCGCCGCGGCCGAGCACTGGCGCCGTGACGATTCCGCCCAGCACCGGCAGCGCCGGATCGGGTGTGGCAACCATCGACTTCACCACGCCGGTCGGCGGCGGCGCCGGCACCAGGTCGCCCTTGGCGTTGAGCTTCCGCCAGTCGGCCAGCTTCGCCAACATGTGCCGAAGGCGCTCGTCGCGGACGGTCACCGGCACCGGCCGACCCTCGTCATCAGGAACGACCCAGGATGGCTCTCCACCGAGCCGGAACAGCCAGGGCGAGCGGTTCGCACCGAGCACAAGGCTCCAGGCGCGGCCGGTCGCACGATCGAGATTGCCCTCGTCGGCCCGGGCGGCTGGGAGCGGGCGTGCCGGTTCGACGAAGCCGATGGGCAGATGGCGGCCTGTCTCCGGCTCCTGGGGCGGAGGCCTGGAAGCAGAGCCGCGCATCGCCTGGTTCACCAGGGCGGCGATCGCCTCCGGGCCGTCGCGTAGCAGCACGTCGTTGACGTCGTCGCCCTGCTGCGGCGGGAGGGCGATGCTGACCTGGCGTCCTTCGAGGCGGAGCTTCGCCGCGGCGGCCTCGGCGGCGCGGAGACCTGCGCCGGAGGCGTCGTGATCGGCCAGGATGACGACGCGCCGCGCCTCGGGCGGCAGCAGCGCCTGCTCGAGGCCGCTGGTGGAGAGCGCGGCCCAGACCGGGAGGCCCGGGCAGGCCAGCATGGCAGCGAGCCCGGTCTCGATGCCCTCGCACAGCCCGAGGACGCCAGCCGGTCCGATCGGCGCGAGCCGCACCGTGCCGCCGCCGCTCCTGCCGAGCACCATGCGCGGCTTCGGGATGTCCGCCTTCCGGACCGCCTCGCCGTCTTCCCGGAGATAGGTCCGGTGCGCCGCCACCACCTCGCCGGCGAGGTTGCGCACGAGCCCGAGCATCGCAGGGTAGCCGGCGCGGGTCTCGAAGTTCGCAAGGTCGGGGTGGAACAGCAGGTCCGCCCCTTCCGGCACGGCGAGGCCGCGGCCGATCAGATAGCGCTCTGCCGCCGTGCCCTGGATCGGCAGAGCGTGTTCGCGGATGAAGGCGATCTCGTGGGTGGCATCGCGCTCTGGCTTCGGCGCGGGCGGCGGCTCCTGACGCGGAGGACCTTCGCCGGCCCAGCCGGTCATCCCCGCCGCGTGCGCGAAGAGCGCCCGGTCCGCGAGGCCGGTGCCGTGCGCCAGCGTCGAGAGCGGCCCGCCGCCATCGCCGCCGTCGAAGTCGTGCCAGTCGCCGGCATGCTCACCGCGCAGCATGATCACGCAGGAGCCGGAGCGGCGCGGCGGGGCGCCGGCGATGTTGGCCAGCCGCCACTCGTCGCTCTGCCTGCGGCCGTTCGGGAACAGGCCCGGCACCCAGGCATGGGCCGTGTCCCGCAGCCGGCGGACGATCTCCTCGAGGTCGTAGCGGATCGGCGCTACGGCAATGTCGTTCAGGTCAATCAAGGATCACCAGCCCGCGCTCCGCGCGCGTGATCGCGGTGTAGAGCCAGCGCGCGCGCTCCTCGGCTGTCCGCGAGAGGCGGTCGTCATAGACGATCACGTTCTCCCACTGGCTTCCCTGCGATTTGTGACAAGTGATGGCGTAGCCCCAGGAGGTCTCGATCAGGCCGCGCAGATCTCGCCAGTCCCGGCGTTCGCGATCGGGATCGCGCTGCACATGGTCGTCGTAGTGGCCCTTGTAGAAGCGATGCCGACCGGTGATTGCGGCGCCGTCCTCCGTGGTCACCGTCGCGCTGAAGGCGAGCCCGCCCTCATCGCGGGTGTCGGCGAGCGAGACGAACATGCCGTTCACCAGGCCGAGGTCGTTCCGGTTCTTTAGGCAGATGATCTTCTCGCTGAGGCCTGCGGGATACGGCGCGGGGAAGCCGGCCGCGGCTTTCATGCCGCTGTTCAACCAGAGTCGGGTGTTGTTGCGACCGCAGATAACCTGCCCGCCCCGGAGCATCTGCGCCGCGCTGACGGTGTTGCGCGGCAGCTTCCAGACATGCGCGTCGTGCTCGCCCGGCGGGATCTCGATGCCCTGGCGGGCCATGGTGGCGAGGCGGATGATGGCGCTCTCGCCAGCCTGGCGGTGGATCTCGGTCAGCCTGATATCGGGCTCCGCCTCGGTGAAGGCGCCGGTCCCCTTGATCGGGGGAAGCTGGCCAGGATCGCCGAGCACCAGGATGGGCTTCCCGAACGCGAGCAGGTCGGCCGCCATCTCGGGCCCGACCATGGAGACCTCGTCAAGGACGACCAGCGCGGCGTCGCGCACGCGGGACCGCTCGTTCAGCAGGAACGTGGGGCGATGAATGTCGGCGAGGCGCAACTGCAGTTTGCTGATTTGCGTCTCTGCGAAGGCGCGCTCAGCGGGTCCCATGCGCCGCAGGTCGCGTTGCAGGTCGAAGAGCTCCTTCTCGACCCGGGCGATTTCCTCCGGCGTCGCCTCCGAGACGCGGTAGATGAGGGAGTGGATGGTGGAGGCGGGCGTGCCCTTGCGGGTCATCACCAGCGCGGCCTTGCCGGTGAAGGCGGCGAAGAGCACGCCGCCAGCGGCATCACCATCGCGCGCCATGGGATCGAGGCCCAGCGCCTCGATGGCTAGCGCGGTGATGGTGCTCTTTCCCGTGCCGGCGTAGCCGAACAGGCGGAACACCTGCTGCTGGCTGCGGCAATGGCGATACCAGTGCACGATCGCGGCGATCGCGTCCGCCTGCTGAGGCGAGGGGGTGACGCTCATGCAGCCGCTCCGAACTGGACCTGGTAGTCCTTGACGACGCCGCCGCGGGAGGCATCGCCGACTGCGCACTCGCGGACAAACACGCGGCGGCCGTCGGCGAGTTGGCGCCAGTGGCCGCGGCGGAGGTGCCAGCGAGGCGAGGCGTGGGTTCCTCCGAGCCGCGCAGCCGCCGCCTTGACCTGGACTGGATCGATCGCGGCGATGCGATAGGTCCAGCCGCTCGCCACATTCCTGCCGGGCCCACGGCGGCGGAGCGACGGAACTGCCTGTGGCTGGAAGGCGCAACGCATCGCGAGCAGGGCAAGCGCCCGCCCAACCACTCCGGCGAGGACCTCGGCGTAGACGGTTGCCTCGGCGTCGCTGGCTACGGCCGGGTGGACGAGGAACTGGTCTTCGCCACCATGCCGGAAGCGAGCGAATGCCATGGCGTCGGTCCAGACGCCGCGCGTCGTCAGGTATTGAAAAAGGCACGCATCGACCTGGCCGTCGTCGGCTTCAGCATAGGCGACCACGCGGTCACCCGGCGCGTTGCTCTGCACGACCTCGAAGAAGACGGCGGCGTGGGGAAGACTGAACGGGCCGCTCAGCAGCGCCTGAGACAGGCGGCCAAGCTCGTCGCTATCGAAGCTCACGTCGTCAGGGAAGAGGTAGGCGGGCGCAGCCAGCATGCGCGGGAGAGTTGGCGCGCACCACTGCCGGCTCGCATGCCGCACAATGTGCTGCTTCAGGCCATAGGCGAGCGGGATTGCCCGTTGTCCACTCTGAACGGTCATACGGCGGTCTCCCAGCAACGGGTGGCGTAGGGACAGAAGCGGCAGAGGTGGAAGTCAGGCGTCTGCGCGATGCGCGGCGGCAACTCGCCCGCCTCGGCGGCACGCAGGATGTCGACGGCATGGTCGGAGAGGCGCTGCGCTTCGGCGGCGTCGAACGGGACGGCCTCGTGCCGCAGCGCGAGCGTGTCGCGGTTCAGCGCGGTGAGCAGCGCAACGTCGAGGCCGAGATAGGCCATGTAGAGCTGCACCTGCGCGAAGTAGATCGGCTTCGACAGGCGCAGCCCGCGCTTGACCAGGTCAGTCCACGACTTCTGGCCGAGGGCCTTGTGCTCCCAGAGGGCGGGCCAGCGGACGCCGATGTCCGGCCCGGCGACGATCACCCCGTCCGCATGCCCCCGCAGCCGGCCACCGGCCGCCGCGAAGCCGAACTGCTCGCCGTCTGCCCCGCGGTCACGCAAGTCGAAGCCGGCCTGGCGGAGCCAGCGGATGGACAGCGCCTCGAACTGGTGACCGGCGTCGAACACGCGGAGGATGCCGGCGTCGAAGTCGCGCTCCTTCGGCGCGTGGGTGACCTCGTAGACGAGCTTGCGCGCGCACGGCTCGCCGATGCGGCTGCCACCGAGATAGTCGCGCGGCACCTGGCTGCGCTGCCGCGCGAGGAGCGCGGCATCGATTGCGGCATTGACGCTGGCGGTCACCGCCTCCGCGCCGTTGGGCGGCGCATCGCCGCGCCCGTAAACCGCGCCGGAACCGTGATTTAGGTCGAGCAGCACGATCACCTCAGAAGGGAATGGGATCGTCGAGCGGGTCGCGCTCGGCGGCCTGGCGCCGCATCGAGGCCTGGAAGCCGTCGATGCAGGCCTCGATGAGCCGGTCGATCTCAGCCGCGCTGCGGCCGTGGAACGGGGCCAGCAGGTTCAGCTCGGTGAGCACCTCCGCGAAGGGGCGCCGCGCCTCCTTGATCGCCTGCTGCTCCATCGGCGTCTTGTCGATCACGCCGCCGCTCCGCCGCGCCAGCGCACTCCCGCTCTGCGCGCAGGGCATGCTGCAGAACTGGTAGTGCGGGAACTCGCCGAAGCGCAGGCCGTGGACATAGCCATGGCCCTTCGCCTCGCGGCTGCAGAGGGCGCAGACCAGGCGCCGGACCTGATCGTTCGGCGTGCACCGTGGCATCGTCGAGACTGCCACGGGTCTGACCGGCGACGCCCGCGGCCTGCTCCAGCGGCGACGCACCATGCCGGCATCAGCCGTTCAGCCATTCGGGGCCGCCCGTCGCCGGGGACGGTTGCGGCGCGGGCGCGGCCTGGGCGGGGAACGGCGCCGCCGCCGGGGCCCAACTCCGGGGAGCCGGCGCCGGCGCCTGGTTCGCGCCCGTGTTGGCCCAGGCGGCGGGGGTGGCGGGCGGAGGGGACTGGCGCTGCGGCCGCGGAGCGGAAGGCGACGGCGGCACCACCTCGCCAGCCATGATCCGCGCGTATTCCGGCTCCCCCGGCAGCACCACGCGTTCCAGCTTGTTCGCGTCGCCGTAGTCGGCATTCTTCGACGTCTCGACGCCGATCTTCGCAGCGAAGGTGATGCCGGAGAGATCGGCCAGGCCGCGCAGCATCCGCCTCGCCTTCGCCGCCTCGCTCATGTCGGTCGGATCGAGGCCGAGCGCGCTGTCGATCATCGCGCGGAAGGTCCCCTTGGAGATCTTCCAGGCGATCGAGACGCCGTGCTCGTCCACCTTGCCGCCCAGGACGGTGAAGTTCTGCCAGAACTTCCGCTTGGTGTGCGGGCCGGTGGCCACGGTGAACTCGGCATCAATCATCTTGGTGTCGCTGCCGTTGCGCGAGGCCTTCAGCAGCCCGCGGTCGATCTCGCCCTGGCCGTCGATGCCGCCGGGGCGGATCACCATCGTCACCTTGGCAAAGGTGCCGTCTGGGATCAGGTCTGAGCTGCGCGGCAGCTCGGCGTCGTTCATGTCGTACATGCTGGGGTCTCCTGTCGGGTCAGGTGGTGGGCGCGGCGGGGGCGTTGATCTTGCGGAGCAGCGCAAGGAGGTCCGGCGGCTCGGTCTCGTCGAGGCGGCCGGAGCGGTCCTTCGCCGCCAGCCCGAAGCGATTGCCGGCCTGGCAGACGAGCCGACGTTCGGTGCCGCGCTGCGGGTCGTGCTGCAGCGTCCCATCCTGGGCGCGGGAGAACTGCGCGAGCGTCATCACCTGGTCGACGATGCCGGGGAGCTCGCGCCCGGCCTTGCCGCCCTCCATCTGCGGCTGCCAGGTGGTGCGGCCGAACTCGTCGGTGTGCTTCTCCAGGATGCCGACGAGGATGGTGGTCTTGCCCGCGGCGTGCTGGAGGTGCTTGAGCAGGCCGATCACCTCTCGGCCGAGCAGGCCATAGGCGCCGCGGGTGTCCGGCTTGCCGGTCTTTTCGGAGAAGGCCTCCGGCTGCTTGCGGGCCCAGGCCATGGCCTGGCGCGTCAGGTCGGTAATGCTATCGACAAAGATGATCGACTTCGTCGTCAGCAGCTCGACCAGCTCCGGGTGCTGCGACGCGCAGTGCGCGTAGTGCTCCCTGGAGAAGAAGGCAGCGGGCGGGGCGGCCGGGTTCGGCCCGCCGACCAGCGCGGCGATGACCACCATGTCCTCGAAGCAGCGGATGGGGATGCTGGCGCCGCGCCAGTCCTGGATGGACTTCATGCCGGCCTCGAGGTCGATGAACAGCATCGCCGCCTCGGGCAGGGTGCGGGCCAGGGTGGTCTTCCCCGCGCCGCTTTCGCCGACGATCGCCATCGTGGTCTTGTTTGCCGCGGCGGAGAGCCGCTCCTCGGCGGTGATGATCCGCAGCGCCATCAGCCGATCCCCCCGAGCATGGAGGGAGCGCCGGCATGCGGGCTGTCGCGCCGCTCCGTCTCGGACATGATGGTTAGGCGGTAGACCGGCTTGCCCGTCCGCACCGTGCGCGCCGGCTCGAAAGCCTTGCGGATGCGCTCGGGCCAAGCGGTGTAGGCGCGCTCGGAGACCTTGAAGCTGACCTCGAGATACTCGCCCGGATCCTCGCCGCCAGCGCGGATCTGCTCGGCCAGAGTGGCGAGGCGGCGCTGGTCCCACTCCACGCGCTTCGGCAGGTCGGCCGCAACCTCGACGCTGCCGTCCTGGAAGCGGACGGTGCCGGTGTCCTTCCTGGCCTCGGCGCGGGCGCCGATCGCACGCTGCTCGTAGCGGAGCGCGATGGCACCCTCGATCCAGTCCGCGGAACGTTTGGCGGCGTCGAGTCCGGCGCGCACCTCCTCCTGCAGCAGCGCGAGATGCTCGGCCGGCAGCGCAAGGACCTCCGAAACCGGCATGCTGCGCGCGGCGTCGAGCGTTGGACGATTCGTCGGAAGCGGATGCATTAGGCCGCCTCCGCCATCAGGGTCATCGCCGGCGCGGCGGCGGACACGGTCGACGGGCTGCCGAGCGTTGCCGCGCCTGGCGTGAGGGTGTTCAGGCGGAGCGCACGGCGGATGTCGGCCGGAATGGAGGTGGGCGCGATGTGGCGGAGCACGTGGCGACGGATCACGTCGGGAGCGACACCTGCCGCGTCGCACCAGGCCTCACGCGCGTCGGCCCAGCCCGCGGAGGGGTCGAGCAGGAAGCGCACCGCTTCCTCACGGTCGCGCGGCTTCAGGCCGACGGTAAAGCCGCGGCGCGGCCCGCCGGGTGTGGCAATCGCGCGCGGGCGGGCGAGCCGCTCGTCGGGCGTGAGGGCATCCTCGATGGCGCGGTGGATCACCGCAGCGGCGAGATCAACTTCGGGAATCGGCTGACGATCGGACAGCACGGGGCAATGCTCCGGGACGGGCGAGGACGACGGGGCGGGGGGAAGAGGAGAGAGGCGAGCGACGGCTATCCGTCGTCGGCCCGTGGCTCGGGCGATTGGCCCGCTGCGGGCGGCGCGCCGACCAGGTCGGCGGCGGTCAGCGCGATGCCCTGCTCGGCGGCGAGCGCCAGCAGACGCTGGTGGTGGCGCGCGGGGATCAGCCCGCCGCTGCCGCCACGCTGCTTGGGCAGAGCCCAGCGATGGACGGCGCTGCGGTCGAGGCGGAGGAGTTGTGCCAGGGGGCCTGAGCCGCCGAAGCGCGCGAGGACGGTGGCGGCGGGATCAACCGGGGTCATGGGCGATAGGTAGATCGTCCTTCGCGCGCCCCACAATGCACTATTTTCTAGGAATCTTGTTGACCATGCCGATGTTGCGGATTACGCAAAACTATCCCCGACATCCACAGCTTTGGCCGGGATTGGGGATGGTCTGAATCCGATATGGGAGCCACGACATGCCACCTGTCCGACGCGCAGACGGTCCGGATCGGCGCGCCTTCCCAACATGCTGACGGTCGAGGAGATCCGCGCAGGCCTGGCGCAGCGAGGCAAGAGCCAGAAGGGCCTTGCTGCCGCGCTCGGCGTCGACAATAGCCAGATCAGTCGGCTGCTCGCGGGCAAGCGCGCGCTGCGCGTGCACGAGGTGCCGCTGATCCTCGCCTATCTCGAGTCGAACGCCGCCGGCCCGATCATCGGCGGCAAGACGGCAATGCCGGAGGTCGTGCAGATCGGTGGCGACCGGTTCGCCATGCTGCCGGTCTACGACGCGGCCGCTTCCGCGGGCCCTGGGACCGAAGCCGAGGACGCGGCGCCGATCCACCGGCTTGCCTTCCGGGCCGACTGGCTGCGGCGCATGACCCGTGCAGATCTGTCGCAACTGGCAGTCATCGCGGTGGACGGCGACTCTATGGAGCCGACCCTGCGGCAAGGCGACAACGTCCTGGTCGATCTGTCGCAGAACCGGCCCGGCCTGAAGGACGGGATCTATGTCCTGCGCACCGATGGCGGCTTGCAGGTCAAGCGTGTCGCCGTGCATCCGATCACCGGGCGGGTGACCATCATCTCCGACAATCGGGAGCACTATCCGAGCTACACCGACCTGGCGCCGGACGGCATTGCCGTGCTCGGCCGGGTAATCTGGCTTGGGCGGCAGATCGGGGTGTAAGGGCAGGGCGCGTAGCTGGCCCAATTCAGTGCATTGCGGTGGGTGCGCGGTATCTGTCATCAGGGCGGCGTGCCGAGACAATCGTCCTCTCCCGTAAACCTCCACCTGCCGCCTCACCTCCGTGAGGTCTGCGCCATCCTGGCCGCCGGCCTGCTGCGGCTGCGGAGCCGCGCTGCCGAGGATCTCGCGCGCGATGCCGAAGACGGCCGCGGGCCCGGAGACGTTCGCCTACACTCCACCGCCCGGCAGCGCCGTCATGCGAACCCCAGGAGAGAGGGAGTCGCATGACCCGCGGATCCGTGACTCAGCGCCGGCGGCAGGAGGCAGAGCAGCCGGCGCCCACCATCCCGAAGATCGCGCCCGCGCAGGTGCTGTCGCGGCTGGCCGCGCTGCAGACCGCCACGGCCGCCGAGCTAAAGGAGCAGTGGCGGGCGCTCTTCGGCAAGGAGCCGCCGCCCTTCAACCGGCCCTATCTGGTCAGTCGCCTCAGTTACCGGGTGCAAGAGCTCGCATATGGGGGCCTCAAGCCGGAGACGCGGGCGCGGCTCGAGGCGCTGGGTGAGCAGCTCGACGGCGGTAACGTCGTGCTGCGCCGGATCCGTGCCGACAGCCGGCCGCTGCCAGGCACGCGGCTGGTCCGCGAGTACGACGGCGTGCAGCACGTGGTGACGGTCCGCGCCGACGACTTCGAGTACGAGGGCCGGCCGTACCGATCGCTCTCCGCCATCGCGCGGCACATCACCGGCACGCGCTGGAACGGTTGGACCTTCTTCGGGCTGAAGGGGAGGCCTGGGGCATGAGCCGCCGCAAGCTGACGGACGGGGCCATGCCCGCCTCGGTGAAGAAGCTCCGCTGCGCGGTCTACACCCGAAAGAGCACCGACGAGGGTTTGGACAAGGAGTTCAACACGCTCGACGCGCAGCGCGAGGCCTGCGAGGCGTACGTCGCCAGCCAGCGCGCCGAGGGGTGGGTGCTGGTGCGCGACCGCTACGACGATGGCGGGTTCTCCGGCGGCACGTTGGAGCGGCCAGCACTGCGCCGCCTCCTGGCCGACATCGAGGTCGGCCTGATCGACGTGATCGTGGTCTACAAGATCGATCGTCTGTCGCGCTCGCTCATGGACTTCGCCAAGTTGGTGGAGACCATGGAGGCGCACGGTGTCACCTTCGTCTCCGTCACGCAGTCCTTCAACACGACCACCAGCATGGGGCGGCTGACGCTGAACATCCTGCTGAGCTTCGCGCAGTTCGAGCGCGAGGTGATTGGAGAGCGCATCCGGGACAAGTTCGCTGCGTCGAAGGCGCGCGGCATGTGGATGGGCGGCAAGGTGCCGCTCGGATACGACGTCGCGAACCGCAAGCTGGTCGTGAGCGACACCGAGGCCGCGCGGGTGCGCCGCGTATTCGAGCTGTTCGTCGAGACAGGCTCCGGCGTTGAGACGGTGCGCCGCCTGCAGGCCGAGGGTGTCACGGCGAAGTCGGGCCGGCCGCTGGACAAGGGCGATGTCTACAAGATCGTGAACCTGCGGACCTACATCGGCGAGGTCACGCACAAGGGGAGCGTCTACCGCGGCGAGCACGCGGCGATCGTGCCGCGGGATCTCTGGGACCGGGCGCACGCCGTCCTGCAGGTCAGCCCGCGTAGCCGGGCCGCGCAGAACCGTCAGCATGCGCCGGCGCTGCTGAAGGGGCTGATCTTCGGCGTGGACGGGCGTGCGCTATCGCCAACCCACTGCGTGAAGAACGGCCGGCTCTACCGCTACTACGTGGCCCAGCGCGTGCTGAAGTGCGATGCCGCCGGCGACGCCAGCATTGTGCGGAGGGTGTCGGCGGCCGAGATCGAGGCGGCGGTGGTGGATCAGGTGCGTGCACTGCTGCGGCAGCCCGAGATCGTGGTCGGCACCTGGCGGGCGGCGCGGGCGGAGGCGCCCGACCTGACCGAGGGCGAGACCCACGACGCGCTGCATCGGCTCGACCCGCTGTGGGAGCAGCTATTCCCGGCCGAACAAGCGCGGATCGTCAGGACGCTGGTGGAGCGAGTGGTGGTCGGGCCCGCCGGCGCCGATATCCGGCTGCGCATCGAAGGGCTGTCCGGGTTGGTTCGCGACCTCGCGCCGGTGACGCCCGATGGGCTGAGGGCAGCGGCGTGAGCGCCACGACGCACGTCACCGTCCGGGTGCCGCTGGCGATCCGGCACAGGCCGGGGCGGAAGACCGTCGTCATGCCGGTGCACAAGGGCGGCGACGCTATCTCGACGCGCACCGACCCGGCGCTGCTGAAGGCGCTCGCCCGCGCGTTCCGCTACCAACGCCTGCTCGACGATGGCCGCTACGCCAGTGTCAGCGAGATGGCCAACGCCGAGAAAATCGAGCGCGGCTACCTCGGCACGCTTCTACGCTTGACGCTGCTCGCGCCGGACGTGATCGAGGCAATCCTGGATGGGCGCCACCGAGACTCGGTTGATCTGCCGGTGCTGATGAGACCGTTGCCACTGGCATGGTCGGAACACTTTGAATGGCTTGGCGGTTAGCTGCGGAGTACAACCAACGGCAGCCTGAATATTGCGTTCGCCTGCACAACTACGTGCGCACCGCCGACACCCTGCGTGACCCTGATGCGAACGCAGCTCCCTTGCACAAAACCTCGTCCATATGCCATCGTTCCGGACTCTGTCGAATTTGGCGCTTAATCCTGGAGGCAATGTGTTCGTTAGTTTCGCCGAATGGACGAGGGGGCGGTCCATCCAGACGTTAGGCACTAACGTCGGAGCTATTGAGTTGCCTTTCCAGGGTTGGCGACGCTTTAAAGAGGCATTTGCTCCAGAGCTGGTGTTGCGAGCCACCGAAGAAAGCAAGAACTGCGTTAAGCATTGCATTGACCCGTTTGGGGGATCAGGAACTACAGGCTTGGCATGCCAATTCCTCGGTATTCGCCCAACACTGGTTGAGGTAAATCCATTTCTTTCTGATCTAATTGGGGCTAAGCTAACGACCTATGACACCGGGCGGCTCGCACGCGATCTCGGTCGCATCGTCAGGAACGCCGCAGTGCCGGCCAACGCACGAACTTTCTTCCGACAAGCGCCGACGACTTTTGTCGAACCAGGAGTCGCCGGCCGGTGGATCTTCAATGCTGACGTTGCCGAGCGCATAGCCGCTTTCGCTGGGGCGATCTCGCGCCTTCGGGAACCAGAGCATCGTCGGCTTTTTCGGGTACTTCTCGGAGGAGGCGTCCTGATTGACTTGAGCAACGTCGTCGTTAGCGGCAAGGGCCGTCGGTATCGGCGCGGGTGGGAAGCGCGGTCCGTTGACCCCTCCACGGTGGAGAGGCTGTTTTGCGCTTCCGCTACGAGTGCGATTGAGGAGGTGCACCGCTACGGAAGGCGCTTAGAGCCAGCTTTCACAATGTTGAGGGGAGATGCGAGGAACTTAGATTTTAAAGACACCCAGTTCGACCTAGCAGTGTTCTCTCCACCCTATCCGAATTCTTTCGATTACACTGACGTTTATAACGTCGAACTCTGGACATTAGGATATCTGTCGAGCAGCGCGGAAAATCAGAGACTACGAACGTCTACGCTCTGCTCGCACGTGCAAATTGATCGAGAGTTCGCGCCGCAACCAGCAGGGTCGCCCCTGCTTGAGTTGGCTCTAAACGAACTCCGCAGGCGAGCCACGGAGCTGTGGGACCGCAGAATTCCCTCGATGGTAGCAGGATATTTCTCTGATCTTATGCGTGTCCTCACCGCATTGCACTCAGCATTGCGGCCAAAGAGCAGCGCGTGGGTGGTGGTCGGGGACAGCCGTTACGCTGGCGTTGGAATTCGCACGGCCGAAATCCTCGTCGAGTTGGCATTGCAGGCAGGGTGGCGCCTACGATTCTCAGAGCCATGCCGCTCCATGCGGCTCTCGCCGCAGCAGGGCGGGCAGCACGAGCTCGCCGAAACATTAGTAGTCCTGCAAAGAGTCTAGATGCCGCACGCCTGTTGACGCCGGAGCGCCTCCGACGAGTTGAATATCGGCCAAGACCGCAAGTGCACGCGCCGTGTCGTCGCGTCGGATCGCACGTGGTCGAAGCAACGGTCACCATCGCAATCGCGTCTCATGTCGAAACAGCAAAGAGCCGCATCGGCGGCGTCTCGTTCGTCCCGGTACGCGGCGGCCTGGAGTACGCCGCCTCGTATCCACTCCAGCGTAAGCGAAGCCTCGGCACCCTTCTTTCGCGGGGTGGTATGAATGTGCTGGGTCAGCTCCGGGCGAGATGCTTGGAGTTGGCTGTATGGACAGCGTTTCGGACAACGCGAAGGGCGGGTATCG